TCCAACTCACGCCGATGATCGTCTTACCGTCCGGGCTGATGGCATAGGGATAGTTTGGATTGTTGTAGGTCGGCGTTCCCGGCCACGCATAAGACGCGGTCGGAATGTTGCTCATGGTCGTCAGATCGAACGAAGTCGGGCCGCCAGCAGGGCCGTTGCCTCGCCACAGGGTGTTCGGGACATTCCAGGCGATGACGCCGACGTTCTCCTGCGAATTGTCGTTGCCAAGATTAGCCGCTGAAATGGGTGCGCTTTTACGCAGCACGTTCGCGGACGTCAGTGACACCTCAGCCAATGTAAAGCTGATGATCGCGTTGGTGATCGGTACCGTCTGCTCGTCGACGAATGCATAAGCTTTGAGCGCGCCGGGCTGCGCGACCATGTCTTCGAATGCCAGACCATTTCCGGGGCTGCTGAGGTCTGTGTAAAATGGGATCGGCACGAACAGGTTGACAATCTCGGCCTCGAAATTCGGGATGCGATTGCCAAACTTCGAAATGTTGAGCTGCTCGAAGACGACATATACGAGCCCGCGGTAGGCCGACTGGTTGCCCGTGCCAACAATTTCCTCGAGAGCCGAATCAGCCAGCTGGGCTTCGTCGCCGTTGTAGATGCGAAGGATGAACTTGAACTGCGCGCCGACTTTGCGCTGCTTCGGGATCTTCTGCGTCTGCCAGACGATTTCGTTGTCTCTGGTCGTGGCTGCGATGGTGTTATTCCACGTCGGCTCAACCGAGCCGGACGTGCCATCAGTGGTGGCAACAAATTGGCGAAGCCCAGGCGCGCCAGTGCTGCCGACCGGGATGACAATATCGCCGCTAGCGTAGTCGTGGTTTGCTTGCCACTGCGGCGGAATCGAGAACGGCCGCGGATCGTAAATGACCTGGTTGTCAGCCCAGATGCGCAGGACCGTGCGCGGGCCTTCAGCAAACGCAACCGCAATGGTCTGGACGAAGTTGCTCTGTTCCTTCCCAGTCAGACCGCCTGTCAGGATTTTCTTTAGAAGGCTTTTGTTTTTGTGTTCCTGAACTTGCGATGCCTGAATGACTTTTCCCGGCACGCGTCCCGAATTGTAAACGATGTCGATCGGCATGCCCCACGAAGACGACTGGCCCTTCACGGTTGGCCGCTGCTGGTGCGGGCGCAGGAAGAAATACGACAGGCCGGACAGCACCGCCGTACCAATAAGCGCAGTTGTCGACGCGCCTTCGATGGCGCCCAGCACGACGGGAAGAATGAGCGCTAGGAACGCCATCTATAAACGCCCTTCATTGGAGCGCGCGATGGATCGAAGCGCGCCTCGACGGCTTCTTCGCCAAGCGGACAGTGGACCGCATTGAACGGGTTGCCGTCCACGATCATCGCCACGTGAGTTTCTTGCGCGGCGCCATAAACGACGACATCGCCGACATCAAAGCTGCCGTCCGTGACCGGATCGCAATGGCGACGCAGCAAGCGAACCATTCTGACGGAGTCTATTCCCTGGTAGTCCGGCACGCCTTCGTCGACGGTCAGTCCGCCGCCGCGAAAACCCATGACGATGACACCAATGCAGTCAATGCCCTTGTGGCTTCGGCCCTGGCCGACCCAGCGCACGCCCACATAGGAGCGCACAGATGCGGCGACGGCGACCTTCTGCTCTTGGGTGAGGCTCATAAGAAACCGCCTCCGCTGGTGTTGACCCTGAAGACTTGGTCAGTGCCTGGCACGTAGTCCTCGGCGCGGCGGTTGACGATTTGATTCCAGTTGTCGCGGCAGATCGGCAGCGTGCGGTCGCAGCCGGGCTGAAGCGTGAAAGCATCGCCAACCTGAATGTCCTGGGCGAACGGTTCGTTCAGCACGAAGTTCACGCCTCCGGTCTGCGTGGCGATCTCCTTGGATAGGCCGACATTGTTGCCGCTGGTGAATGAGATCGTGCCGAAGGCGTAGAAGCCGCCGCCCTTAGTGCCTCCCGTTCCATCTGCTGGCATGCCGCCGATCGCGTTGATAGCGAACGTCTTGCGGTCGGTCACGCTTGCGACCGTGCCAGCGCGTATCTGGCCAGCGATGTTGGCGGCGCATCCAGCTTCTAAACCGGAGCCGCCACCCGCGAAGGTCACGACGCGACATCGTGGCGAGATAAGCGAGCAAATGTATTGCGAGAACGCTTGGCTCGGGCTTCGGATTTCCGCTTGGAAACTGATGTCGCCAATGCTGACCTTGCCAAGCGTGCCCTGCATCAGGATGACGAACTGCGTCGGGTCTGCCCAGTTCGCCAGAATGATTGTGACCACCGCGCCGTCATAGCGTCCCGAGAGCAGATCAATTTCGGAGATGCGGCTGGAGTTGAGAAGGCCAAGTACTTCGAGGTTGGAAACGGCCAAGCCAAGCTGCTCTTGTATCGCAGTCGCTGATAACGATGTGGACGCCTCGTAGTTAACTCCGGCAACGGTCACTGGGGCATCGTGATCGGTGAACCCGTAAACGACGGCATCGGGCCTCGCGACCTTCCAGCAAAGGCATGTCGTCGTGACCCTGCTGGAGAGATGTGCCTGCAACGGAGCCGGGATATTACGCACTGAAAAGCTCCCTGAGCATGATGCTCGGATAATTTCCGGCGTTGGCTTCCTTCATGTTGATGGTGAGCTTGTCGCTGTCGAAGCGCACAGGCGTGTCGAATTCGTATCCAGCCGTCACAGTCGCACCAGCGCCTGGCGGGCTGGACGTGAAGCTGACGATGCCGGTGGTGGTGTCGACGGTGAAGTTTCCGAACTGTTCTGTGCCATTGACGGCGATGCGAGTCGTGCCGGCCACTGGCTTCAAGATCGTGCGCGTCCAGAACGACGATCCCGACTGATATTTTTTCACCAACTGAAACGCGAGGGGTGTGACCGAGCCGGTGCCGATGTTTTGGTCGATGGGACTGGGCGTGCTGTCTGGACCGCACGACTTGTAATCTGTCCAGTCCTTGAAGCGAAAGCCGATCAGTTGCGCGTTGCGGGCCTCAAAAAACGCGATGACGGTGTGCAGATCGTTCATGCTGCGCAAGCCATAGCCGATGTCGTATTCGCGCCGGCTGTTGAGCCAGCGAGCATTCCTCGCTTCGGCGCCGGAGCCCATGATGACGATCTGGGTCTGGCGCGTCGGGCCGCCAGATGATCCAAACGATATTTCGACCGGAAACCGGACTTCGTCGAACGTGCTCATAGGTTACGCTCACCACTGCGCGACATGCGCGCCACGCGCGCCTCGGCCTGTCCGACCGAGCGCAGCACCGAGGCGCCATCCGTTGGGCCGTAAAAGTTCCAGTGGTGCGTATCCCCGCCCGCCACGCGCGCATTGTCATTGACGGAGCGCCGCTTGAGATTGCTGTTCGGCACGACATAGCCGGACTGGTTCGGCACGAAGATTTCCATGCCGCGTTCGCCCACCAGGTAGGACTGGCCAGCGTACGCCGGTCCACCGGTCGCAAGGCCGAGAAAGCCGAGCGCGTCCGTCAGCCATGATCCGATTGTGCTGAGGAAGCCACCGCTGTCGGCCGACGAGGCAAGCGGCGGCACGCCGAAGCCTTGCCCCGGTCCGGCGCTCGACAAGCCTGACAGGATACCAGTGCCCTGCTGTGCGCTCGGGAAAAGGCTGTTGAGAATTCCCGGGATCCCGCCGCCACTGGGCGCAGCGCTGCCTCCAGGCGCGCCACCAGCGTTGACCACGTACGCGTACAGAGGTTTCGCAGGCGTCGCACCGGGCTGCGCAATGCCACCGAGCAGGTTGCCGAAGATCCCGGTAAGCTGCTTATTGAGCGGCTCGATCACTGTGTTCTTCAGCACAGTGCCGTACACGTTGGAGAGCATCTCCTTCAGCATGTTGCCGAAGCTGGTCTTATAGTTGAGGAATTGATCGAGCGGACCAGTGATGCCGGATGCCAGATCGCTCGCCTCTTTCAAGTTCTTTTGGTAGGCATCGTTGAGGTCGGACGCAGCGACGGCGGCATCCATCATGGACTCGACCAGAGCGCGGTTCTTCTCGGCATAGACATCCGTTGTCCGACTGAGTTCTTCGACTGCGGCTTGCGCGGCCTCGAGCCTGCGAAGATCGTCTTGCGTGCCGCCCTGCGCCAGAAGTCCTGCGCGCTGCTGCGTGGTGTTTATGTCAGTCTGAAGCCGGAACAGTTGCGACGCTGCCGCTCGCTGGGCAGCCGCGTCCAGCTTGGCGATGTTATTCGCGAGCGCCTTGTTGAAATGGTCGCCCGCCTCCGCCAGTGCATTGACCTGATCCGGCCCGGGCGCCATTGCGTTCGCAGCGGCAAATTCCGGCGCTGTTTCAGCCGTCGCGGCGGCACGCGCACCCGCGATTGCTTGCGCGATCGGACTTCCACCGGCGGCGGCCTCCGCGCGCAACGCGGCGACAGCCAGAGCTTCTTTTGCGATGCGCTCCGACTCAGCCGCCGAAAGTGTCGCGAAGGACTTGGCCAGAATCGCGTTGGTCGCAGCCATTTCCATGCTTGCGGCGATTTCTTTCTTGACCACCATCACATGCGCTTCGCCAGCGGCCTTGGCACGATCTCCAGCGGCCACGCTTTCGTCGAAAGCCTTTGCCACGGTTTCAGCGGCGCTCGCTTCAGCCAGAAGATCCTTGATGCGCTGATCGAGGCGCTGGCCGGCCTTGATGTCGCCCGCGGCTGCGCCCTGCATCTGGGCACGGAAAATAGCTTGCGCATCGGCCGGCAGCATCGTGCCGCTGGCCAGGTTACGTTCCAGCGTGCGCTGGGCTGCGAGTTGGGCGGCAACAGTCGCCTGATGCTCTGGCGCCGCGCGCGCGACTCTCAGTCGATCTGCCGCCTCCTCTTGGGCAATCTGGACCGCCGTGCGCTGGACGCCAGGCTTTAGCGCGCCTTCGAGCGCAGTTTTCTCTTTCCTGATTCCGTCGATGTATTCGTTGTGGACGCCCTTGTTCTCTGCGAGCGCCTTGTTGGCCTTCGCCAAGCGATCGGTGAGGTCGCGCACGTGAGCGTTGAACTGATCTGCGCCCCTTGCGGCATCCGGGTACGCATCGAAGATCGCCCTCGCCTGCTGCCCCGACTTGGCGCGCGTGGCTTCCTCAGCAATCTGTCTCTGGAGTTCGGCAATGCGCGCAGCGCGACTGGCAGTGTCGTATTCCGGAATGACGCCGTAGCTGTACTTTTGACCGCCGCCCTGCAGGAATTTCAGTTCTTCCTGCGGCGTCAGCCCCATGCCGAGGACTTTCTTGCCGAGGAAGTCGAGAAAGCCGCCGACGCCGCCCTCGGCCTTCGCCAGCATGATGGCAAAATAGTTGGCCTGGTTTGCTGCTTCGCGCGTGCGGTCCGAGAATGCTTGCAGGATCAGATCGCCGGCCTTCTCGTACTCGCCCTGCTCCTGGAGCCTGCGCACCTGCTCGGTCTGCGCAAAGGTCAGCAGGTTCATCTCGCGGTCGAGTTGCTGTGCCGACTTCGTCGGGTCGGCGAACATGTCCGAGATGATCTTGACCGCGTCCTTCTCAGAAACGCCAGCGCCAAGCTCGTACTGCGTTGCCGCGATGCCAGCGCGCGCAATCGAAGCGCCTGGCACCAAGTTTCCAGCAAGCTGGCCGACCAAGCCGCGACCGCCCAGCTGGGAGTATGTGCCGCCGCTACCCGCAGAGATGCTGGCCGCGATCTGACCAGCTTGGCTGGCGGTAATGCCGGACGCGTAGCCCGTGATGGCCAGCGCGCTTCTGATTCGTGCCAGTGCCTGTTCGGTTTGATAGGCGGCAACGCCGAAAGCAACTGGGATCGTGAGAACAGCGGCACCGAGCGCCAGAGTGCCTGCAGTCAGTCCGCCAAAATGGGCAGCGATCACCGCGGCGGTGATCGGCAGGCGCGAGAATTGGCCGGTGGCGATCTCTCTGGCGGCTGCGCTCAGGTGCCACAGTTCGCGCTGCGTCAGCCTGATGCCTTCGCTGGCCGTCAGCATGCTGGCGGGCGCGACCTTGGCGATGTCCCTAAAGAGCGCCGTCATTGCGGCACCGGCGCCGCTCGACGCGATCAGGTTGCGCCTGGCTTCCTCGGCTTTGAGCGACACGCCGCCGAGTGCGCGTTCCAGTTCACTGGCACCGGAAGCTGTAGCCTTGAAGGCTTTCTGGCCGCCAAGGTCGCCCATGCCGAGCGCGACGTTCTTCCACTTGTCGGAAATGCGCGCCGCCGACCTGTCGGTCATCGCCTCGGCTTGGCCGAGCGTTGCGTTATAAGGTCCGAGATCGCCGTCGAGCGCGAAGATCAGTCTGTCAATTGGTGTGTCTGACACGACGATGCTCCCTCTTGCCGGTCTTGCTCAGCCGCACATCGGGATACTTAGCCTTAGCGAGGTCCATCTGTCGCTTGAATTCTTCCAGACTGTGATCGCTGAAACCGTTGCCGCGGTTCGCGTAGCGCCCGAGTTCGTGACGCTTGCAGTGGCCGACATAGGCGTTGGACAACTCGAGGAGCGTCGCGTTCCAGAACGCGTCTGGCGTCCAGTGCAGCCACCCCAGCGCGATCTCCTGCCACGTCCCGATGTCTAGGAGGGGCGGCTTTGCTAAGGGTCCGTGCTCGCTGTCGCCTGCGTGGCCTCCTTCTCGTGTTCCTTGTTGCCGCGCTGGGCGCGAACGAGAAACATCCCGACTGGGTCAAGGAGTTGCAGATAGCCGTCTTCCATCAGGATGTCGCCAACGGCCTGGGGACTTTCCGGCGCACCCTTCTTACCGCGCAACATCCAGAAGATCGCGGTGGCCAACTCACTCATCTTGATTTCCGAAGCGTTTGGCGGGCGCTCCGCGACTTTAACGCCGGCGAGCAGCGCGCGCATGCCGAGCATGCGGGCTGGCTGGTCGGTGGCGGCCTCGATGTTTGCGATGATCTCGAATGTGGGCCGCACGGAGAACGTGCTGCCATTTAGCTTGATCTCGACTTCCTGGCGTGCGGATTCGACCTTCGACTTCGCGTCTGCAACAGCGTCAGTCACTAGCTGGCGCTCCAGATCACCGGACCGCTCGACTTCATGGTGATGTCGAAGGTTTCGGCCTCGGTATGGGTGCCCGCGCGCTTGAAGGTCGAGCAGGACCATGTGCCGGTGAACTTGTCGCCAGAGCCCGAGATGACCTCAGCCTCCAGGAACGTGCCGCCAGCAAGCGCCGACAGGAAGACACGACGAAGCGGACCGGTTGCGGACGCATCGAAAATGCCAGAGCCGCTGATGTCGACCGACTTGATGCCGCCGTCGGGTAGCATTTCCTGCCAGCCGTTCGATCCCTTGTTGGAGATGTCGACCGGGTTGCCGTTGATGGTGACGTCGTTTGTGCGAAGGCCCGCCACGGTCTGGAAGGTCGTGGGGCTCGTGCCATCGCTGATTTTGAGAAGGAATAGCCTGCCTGGTTCTGCTTGAATGGACGGCGTATTCGTACCCATGCGCGCAACTCCTTCGAGGGGCTTTAGCGTCTCACGACGCGACGTGCGAAGCAGTCATATACCGGAATGTCGGGACAAGCGAAAGCGACGCTCAGCGCAGATACGATCGCCACTCATCGGCCAGATGGTCGTGTTCGTGGCCGGGCATGAGCGGAATGCCCATCGTGAAGTGCGCCGCTCTGGCGTCTGCGGTGATTTTGTCCACCCCGACCAAGTAATTCCAGCGCGGGTCGAGACCGCCGATTTGGTCATCGTCCAGCCAGCTGAACGCGTGCAGCCATTGCCCTGGCATCTTGTTGACGACGTGCGGCACCAGCCGCTGATTTGACGGGTGGCCAGCGTTCCACAAAATCAGGCTCGACCAGTTTTTACGGTAGTAGGGCTGCTGCGCCTGGCCGTCCATCTTCGTGCCAGAGGCATCAAGCGGGCCATGCCGCACGACGAAGACCGCTTTTGACGGGTCCATCTGCGAGAAAATGCGCAAGACGTCGTCTCGCCAGAGAAAGTCGCTGTCGCAGAACAGTGCCCAGCCGGAGTGCTGCATGAGGCTCGGGACAAGGAAACGGGTGAAAGAAAACGCTGTACTAAAGGGCTTGCCGTCGCCCACGTCGACGCGCTGGTTTCCAGCCATGCGCCATTGCCGGTGGTAAAGCCCGATGTGACGCAATGCGGGCTCGGACAGGCGGTGGATCTGCAGAGGGATGCTGGCGTGCTTACGCATGCTGGCCTCGCAGACCTCCGTCGCGTCGGGTTCGCGCGCCTCGTGGCCGATGAAGACGACCTGCGGAATCATTTCGGCCATCCGTAGAAATGATCAGAGCCCATCTGGCATCGGTAGTTGGCGCCGAGGCTTTCGAGATAGTCGCCCGCCTCTCTGGCCTCCAACCCATACCGGTGCGCCATGCGCAGCTTGACCTCGATCATCACCAGCGGCTTGCAGCGGGTGAGCGTCTCGCGCGCGCCGCGCAGCGCGAAGAGTTCGAAGCCCTCGACGTCGAGCTTGACGAAGTCGACGTGGCCCAGCTTGAAGCTATCCAGCGGGCGCACATTGACATCGCCAGCGGGATCCTCGCGCAGGTAGCGACCGCCCGTGTTGCCGTTGTCGCTGTAGCGCTGATCTTCGCCCATGCCCATGAGCCCGTTCTTCTCTCCCAGCGCGAAGCGATGCAAATGGATGTGCGTGCGAAGATGAAGGTTTTCGCGGCGCCACTCTTTCATGTTTTCGAAGAGGCAGTCGTAGGTCGGCCGGCACGGTTCAAACGCGTGCACAGTGTCGAAAAGCTCCGCCATGCGCATCGTCCAGCTGCCGATGTGCGCACCGCCGTCGACCGCAACGCGGCGCTTCTTTCCGATCAGCGCCATGCCGAACTCGAGGTGGTCAAGTTGCCAGCCACCATCCTCGAGCGCTTTCAGTTGGATTTGTTCTTCGTCCGGGACCCAGTACTTGCCAGCCCGCTTCATGACGTCCTCGCTTTTGCCATCGCCAATCTCGATTTCAGTTCGGGCGAATAGCCTAGCTTTTTTCTCAGGCCTTTCATGTGGTCCATGTACAGCGCCAGCGGCGAATCGCACCAAACGTGGCCCTTTCCTCCCGGCGTCAGATTGCGCGCGACGACGCCCGTGCATGCCAGATCGAACAGATAGCTGTCGTGCCACTCGCGCTCTTTGGCGAACATGCCCGACGCGTAGGACCACGCCCAGGCTTTGATGACCGGCAGTGCCTGCGGCAGACGGAAGATCAGGAATCCACATTCGCTGTGCGCGCGCTCCCGGCCGAGAAACGCGCAGTCGGTTGGTCCGATCAGCGCCTCGAGAAACATCTTGGGCACGGGTTTCAGACACCGAACGTCGGCGTCAATCCACGCCATCACTCCCTGCTGGTGGTCCTGATTCGCGGCGTGCTGCACGGCGAAGACCTTGCGGCAGAACTTGGCTGCATCGGTGCGAAAGCTGTAGCCGTCAACGCGATCCTTCGATTTCCACACCGGCGTCTCGACTCTGCCCTGATAGAGCGGGTCGCTGCCGTAGCGCTTCATGAACAGCTGGAAGCTGACGACTTGGTCGAGTTGGCGCACTTCGATCCTGCGGCCGCAGACGCTGGCCGGCACAGGCATGTCGTGCTCGACGTACAGCACCAGGCCGACCTCTGCTGGCCAGAACGCGTCAAACGTTTCGATGAAGACGTTGCCGTACTCGTGCAGCCCGTTGCGCGAAAACGATGTGACGACGCTGGTCATTCGATGCGCAGCACGAGGTCGGCGCCGAAATGCATTCTTGCCGCCGCGAATTGATTGATCCAGAAGTCGGCTGGCATCTGCGTGACGTGGCAGTTCTCCCCATTCGGCAAGCTTTTCTTCGCCGCGTGCGTGGCCACGGTGACGAACAGCGCCTTGTCGGCGAACCCGATCAGATCCGCGATCACGACGGGCACGTCCTCAACCGGAATGTGCTCCATGACATCGGTACACCACACAAGATCGAAATGGCCCTTCGGGCGCTTTGCGAATTGCGGCACCGCGGGATCGAACTTGGCCACCGTGTAGCCCAGCTTTTCCTCGAGCCGATAGCCCTTGTCATGTTCGGGCATGTACTGGTTGCCCTTGCCGCAGCCGTAGTCGAGCGCGCTTTTGGCGCCGACGCGCTGCGACAGCGCGACCAGCTGATCGGCATACTTGAGACAGCCCCGACCGCTGAAGACTTTGCGCGTGGCGTGCAGTTCGATGCACTGGTTCAAATAGTACTGGCCTCGCTCAGACAAACTCATCGGCGGTCTCCTTCGTTGTGCGCCACGCTAGGCCGCTGGCGATTTCTTGAGGACGCCATTGGCAATAGGCAAGATTTGCGAGCCACTGCTTACGGGTCGGAAGGTCGGCCCACAAGGGATGCTCTATGTCAGCAATCGAATCAGAACAGAGGGGCGCTGCGACCGCGTTACCGAGCACAATGCACGGGACGCCAGCGAGAATGCTGTCGACGCTGGCGATGCTCCCATACGTGACCGTGCACCATGCGTCGCCAAGGACCGACGAGACTGGCGTTTTCGATCCATGGTCGAAGCGCGCACCCTCGACTGGAACTGCGTATTTCCACGATGGCTTGGGGCGATACGTGATTGGCCTGTCGGAAAAATCTCGGATGACGCCGATCAGATCACGCGTCCATTCGGTCGGTTCTGTTATCCGATGCGTCAGATGAAACTTCGCACTTGAACCAAGGATGACGATGCGCTTGCCGAAATTCCTCTTCTCGGAGATTGGAACATTCATGAGCGCCAGCCGATCGTGCGGCCTTTGAATCCGCATCAAATACTCGGTCGGGTGGGTGCCATCAATGCAGATGCGCCACCATTCTGGCAGGCTCTTGTCGGCAAATGGCGCGCGCGAGCGCGTGTACCCTTTGTCAAAATACCACACGCGCTTCCCGGCTGCGCGATAGCCCCAGAGAATTTCGCGCTTAACGACGCCAATCAGGACTGCGCCATCAGCCTCTGGGCCATCATATTCCTCGGTTTTCTTAAGAATGATCTCGTCGCCGCATGCAGCAGCGCCCGAGATGATCGCAGGCGCCAGTGCGTCCTCGTAGCCCTTCGGCGCTTTGTAAAAAATGTACTTCACACGACGTGCGCCCAGGTCTTGCCAGTAGACGCGGCGTATAGCGTTGATCTGCTAACCCCGTATCGGGACGCGAGACCATTTCTGCTTCCGGTCCGCGAGACATGCCGGCGGATTGCGCGGACCTTTGCATCGCTCAGCTTTGCGAGATGTTGTTTTTGTCCCTTTGGAGAACGCCCGTGGGCTATTCGATCCTGCGAATTCTCCAGTGGCGTGCCCCATGTGAGGTTGGCCAGTTCGCAATTTTTTCTGACACCATCAAGATGTCTTGCTACATGGCCAGCAGGGCGAGGACCGACAAACGCCTCAAGAACCAGCTGATGGACCTTTCGAAGCTGGCGCTGCCGATCACGGCAAAGACCTACGCACTTGTAGCCGTCCACGATAACCCGTTTTCGTGGCCGGCCCTTGTATGCGACCTGGATGACTTTGCTTCTGATCTTGAACGTCGCAATGCGGTCTAAACTTCTTACATTGCCTAGGTTGCTGACTTCGTAAAGACCTTCCCAACCAAAGACATCTTTCCAACGCTCAGTCACAACACACCGGCCCGTTTCAGATGCTTCCACACGATTCCCGCCCTCATCTCTGGCACGTTAAATTGCTGGTACGCAATATCGCACATCAGCTGGTCGCGCCCTGTCGGATAGCGCGGCGACTCGATCTCGCTCAGCGGCGTCGACAAGTTCTTGCACACGCCCTCGCTGGCTGAAATCGGCACGCCGGCCAGCAGCGCGTCGACGGCAGCGTTGCTGTGCAGCGTCACCAGTGCCCATGCGTTTTCAAGCGCCTCCATGATCGACTGGCTTGGCGGCGAGAAGATCGTGCCGGGAATAGGCTTGGCCTCGAGCCATGATGGTTTTGGCCGATAGATGATCGGTCGATCGGTGTAGCGGCGCAGTTCGTTGATGGCGGCGATCTCCCACTGCTGCGGCCCGTAGCCGCGCGTGCGCGCCGACTTGCCCGACATGCCGGCCAGCACGACGTCGCGGCCCCAGCGCCGCCATGGCGCGGGCACGATGCCAAAATGGGCGAAGCGGTCGCTGGGCCAATGCCTGGCCATGAGCGCGTCCGGCTCGCGCCCGTTGACGCACACTTTGTGGAAGCCTTCCAGCGGCCTGCCCTCTGGCTTTCGGTTCCACCAGCCCAGATCGATGTAGACGAACGAGCGCCCTCTGGCTCGGTAGTTCTGGAATGTGGCCGGGTTGGCCCAGCCGTAGGCCACGCACACGTCCGAATCAGTCGGCGTGAAGTCGGGAGCCAGGATTGGCACATCGCCACAGGCGGCCACGCCTTCGGCCATAGCGAGGGCGACATGACGGCTGCGCCGATTCGCTGGATCGAAATGGCAGGCGACCTTCACCGGCGCAACAATCTTGCGAAAGGCTCGCCTGAGCGTATCTCGTCCAAATTCCACTGCGCCCATGCCAGCCGAATCAGTTCTGGCTGGCGCTCGCCGCGAAAGATGGGATCGCCAGGCTTGGACGCCATGGCCGACACCATGAGGTTCGGACCGTGCTGGATCACCGGCACGCCCGCCACCACAGCGTGGCTGGCCGCGTTGCTGGACCAGACGTGGCACACAGATGCCCCGGCGAGATCGGCCGCCAGCGGCCTTGTGGTGACCCTGGGACGGCGCACGATTTGGCGGTCGGCCGGGAAGCCCAAACCCATGTGCCAATCGGGCGGGGCCGTGCGCTGGTCCTTGGGGTGACCGCGCTGGCCGATCACAAGCTCGTACGCGCCGCCGATCTTCCATGGCGATTCGTGCACGCCGAACGACGCCCAGCGCTCAGCACCGCCGGCCGGGAACGTGCCGGTCCCGTTCCATCCGTCGAGAGCGATCTGGTAGTAGGGACGGTGCGCCATCGGCGACAGCCAGCCGTTCTCCATCACGATCACGGGCTTTTCAGCGGCGGCGAACAGGATCTGCAGTTGCTGTCGGTACGAGCCCATCCACGGCGACCACACTGCGAGAATGTCGGCCTCATGCTTCACTGTGGCGGGCTCGCACGTGTAGCCCAGCCTCGAGAGACCAGCGATCACCGCATGATAAGGATAGTCATCGAGCGGCGGGATCCCGATGCACGCTTTCACTTGATCTCGCCGTTTGTGATGTAGCCGTGCCAGCTATTCGTCCCGCCATCGATTGATGGCGTGATCGAGATGTTATCGAATGTCGCTGCGCCAGCTTCGGGCGTGCAAGTCCATGCGACGTCCTCCCTGCAAAGCTGGGTCCAACGCTCGGCGTCTTCTCCAATCTCGGCCACGACAATGTTGCATTGTTCTTGGCGGGGAAGCGCCTGGAAGAAGCACGCCATGCGATGCGGGGCGGGATTTGGTGTCCCGTCATGGCGCACGCGTTTGACTGGGCAAATGAACAGGATCCCGACGCGCACGCCGTCCCTCAACAGCCAGCGTGGATCAAGCTCGGAAAGTCGCATGCTAGAGCCCTGCGCTGGTCGGATCGACTTCTGCCAGTTGCCCTTGCGAAGATGTTTCTTGGACAAGGGCCACCCCGTCGGCAATCGAACAGCGTGGCCAAACCTTCAGCGCGCTATCCTGACTTGCGTTTATCACGCGCACTCCGCGCTTGGCCAACGGTTTCGCCAGGCTTGCGAACAGCGGCAGCATGTGGCGCGTCATCGTGTCTTCGATGTGAACCGTGCCGTGCCCGCCATGGAAGTGCGTCTTTCCATCCGGCCCGTGGCGCATGTCGACGCCGAACAGCACAATGCATTTTGCACCCAAATGTACTGCAAGATGCATCCCGGCAAACGCTGAGTTGTTGCCGTGGCGAATGCAGTGCGGATCGGGGTCGAAGCCGCTGTGGCCGGTGAAGGTGTACTCGTGCACCCAGCCAGGCAGTTCGTCCTTCTGATAGCCAAGATTGCCGGTGGCCTTGCTGAAGGCCGCGTGCGCCTCGAGCGCCTCGCGATGCTTGCGGAAGAACAGCGCGTCGGACCACCACAGCGCAGATGCACGCGGTACGAATTCATAGGCGCGGTTGAGCGCGATCACGTTGGCGCCGTCCAGCTGCGCGAAGTCGAAGCCATCCAGCGACGTGCCGCCGCCGACGATGGCGACAGCCTGCCCGTTGAAGATTGGTGGGATCATCTCGCGAATACGAAGTCTGGCCGCGCGGCGTGCACCTGGCTGTAGCGCATCTTTGACAGCAGCCGACGCACGGATCCGACAGGGTGGCCGAAGCGTGTCTCCAATCCCTTGATCTCAACGATGAGGACGGGCCGGAACTTGTCGATCGTCTTCCGCGCCCCCTTGATGGCTTCGAACTCGGCGCCTTCGACATCCAACTTTATGAGCCCACAGGACAGAAGGTTGAGGTTATCGATCCCCCAAGCCTCGAGCACGCCGTTGTCGTCGGTCTGAACATAGTGCGCCGCGCTATGCTTGCTTTTGGACTCAACCATTTTGGCGCGCCGCGTTCGGTCAAGGACGGCCATCTCATAGAGTTCGACATTGCGCTGCTCACGCAAATTCTCTGATGCTCGGACGAAATTGAAATGCGATGGCTCGAAGGCCAGAACGCGCTTGAAGCATTTCGCCATGGCCAGCGCCCAATGGCCTTCGTACGCACCGCAGTCCAGAGCGACGCCCCAGTCCTTGATCAGCCCAGAGCCCAGCGTCCAGTGCAGCGTGGCGATCTGCGCCCTAAGTCTATCTTCGGTCACGCCGGTCGCCCGCTGGTGATGCGCAGCATGCCGGTTAAGAGGTTCACCATCAGTTCGGTCACGCCGACCGTGCCCATCACCATCGCCGAAGCTGGGAGGTCGCCGCTGGCGTCGGGAAAGATGGCTTCATAAAGCTTACCGTTCTTGTCACTGATGGTGACAGTAAACGGCCCGGCTGGCAGATGCGCTGGATCGTCCATGTGCACGAGCGCGACCTGGTGCATGGTCTTGCGTTTTGAGTTGAGGTCGATCGGATCGCTCACGTCGGGCGATTCCGCATGCTGCGGAAGTTCCAGGCGAACTTGATGCGCCGGCGATCGTCAATCCCCATGCTCAGCGGCGCCGACTGTTTCGAATAGAAATAGACAAAGTTCGGATCGATGTCCGGCTCCTGCGCATGCAACGCGAGGAAGATATCCTGCACTTTATCGCGCGCGGCGCGATAGTCGTCTGGCTTGGAGCGCACCACGATCTGCACGTCGGGGTAGTCCATCATGAAGCCTTCCTCGGCTGGACGGCCGGGACTGTCGTAAATGCAGATAGCGCGGTCCGCGACGGTCTTGGTCGTAGCTGGATCGGAGTCCGGCATCGACCATTTGTAGACCATCCAATCGGCCGCAGAGTTCGTGTTCTGGCCAAGGCCTGCCTGGACTATTGCCAGCTGCACGGCATCGATGGTGTTGACGCCCGGGGAAACGCTCATGGAGTCTTCACCTCTTCGGGCGACGGACCAAGGTCGCCGGCCGCGATCTTGGTCTTCAAGTTCTCTGCGATGCGCGCGCCCATACCATGTGTCGCCTGATTGAACGGCAATTCGAGATATTTCGCGCCGCCGACCGGATGGTGCGCCTCGAGGTTCTCATGCACGAACAGCGCATAGCCATCGGTGCTCTGGCCCGTCTTCGGGTTGATCTGCGCCGCGGGGCCGCCGTAGCCAAGCTCGACCGTGACCTTGTTGCCATCACGCTCGGGCGGCTTGACATAGCCGCTGCCCTTGAGCGCGGCAGTGTCAACTGGCACCAGCGGACCGCTGGCCGTCATAATACCCTGCGCCTCGAGATAGAGTTCGCGTCCCAAAAGAAAGAACGCGCGATCTCCCACCTTGCTGAGAGTCTGGCTGATGCTGCGCCCGCTGGCAGTTCTGTAGGTCTTGAACGCCGGTGCCAATCTATCCCTCCGTCCAGACGCCGTTCGTAAGATACCCGTGCCAGTGATACCCCTTCTCGTCTTTCGGATTGATGCCGATCGAAGGGCTCAGCGTCACCTTAGGCCACTCTCCGCTAGCGCTCCACTCCGGACCACCAGCATGCTTCGTCTCCGTACCTGCAAACCACATCGCGCTACGCATGCCGCAACCGCACGGACAGGAGTGCTGGATGCCGATCTTCTCGTCGTTGACGATCATGAACGCATATGCGCCAGGCTTGGCGCCTTCGTCGGAATTGATATCGGAGACTTCAAAAGCGATGGCGTTGCGCGGCATCACACTTTCTCCCGACCATGTCGTTCCTGCCAAGCGCGCGCCCACGCGTCCTTGGGATCAAGCTCGATGCGCACGTCGCCGCGCATCTTCTCCGTCATGATGTTTTCGCGCGCCGCATCCAGCATCGGCTTGCCTTGCTCGTCCGTCCTGTAGCGCACGATATAGCGCTCTTTCTCATTCGCTTCGACCACATAGGTGCGCTCCTCGCCATCCAGAAAGACCTTGGCGCCGTGCGAACCAATTTCTCCAATCTTCAGATGCATCGCTCGCTCACTGGAAGTAGAAGCTTGTGTACGCTGGCCCGACTTCGTCCGATTCCTGATTGACGTCCATCAGCTGGGGCTCGCTGCCATCGGGGAAGATCACGCGATCATTCGTGCTGATGGGATCGACCGTGTCGAGCCACGCCTGGCCGCGCACTTGGACGAACTGGTTCGCTGGCCCGAGGATGTTCTGCGTTTTGAAGTTGATGCGGCAGAGATAGGTCTTCGCTGGCCCATAAGACGGCACGTTCTCGTCGTTGCGGCCGATGAAGGGCTGCACCGTTATCGTCTGCGTCATCATGTCAGTAAATTCGTCTGCGAAGATGCTCACCGAAGCCTCTCGATCTTCAGTCGCACGCATTGCCCATCGGGAACGAGATGCTGCCAGCCGTCACCCTTCTCGACGCGATTGTAGCCTGTGCATAGGACCGGCGTGCGACCGAATGGCCGCAACAGATAACCGAGCGCGATCAGCCACCAGTATTTCATGAGCCGTCCGACGTGTTCCACGCCTCCTCGCTGGTGTTGTTCTTGCCCGCCTTGTTGTCAAACTGGCCCTGGCCGCGGAAGGGCGGCTTCACGCGATCGGTGTTGGAATTGACCTTGAGGCGGTCGGCCCAGCTGATGCCGCCAGAATAGGGCTGGACGCCGAACGTGTTGCCTCGCGCCTCCAGATCTGCAGCCAGCGTGGCATAGGCCTTGGCGATGTCGCCCCAGCTGATCTGCAGATCTCCGACGCGCTTGTTCGGCTTGCGGGCGTACTTGGCCTGCAGATTGCGCGCGCACTGCGCCGCCGCCAGCATCGGATTGGTAAACTGCGTAAGCACATAGTCGATCTCGGCGTCCATGATCTGGGCGTTGTCGACGTCGGTGTCGTTGATCCAGAAGCGCACGGCATCGCGCTCATTGATGCTGGGGTCGCCGCTATAGGTCGCGATCGGTTTGATGCCGACCTGCCAGCGTCCGATCTCGACGGTCGTTTCGTTGCCGCTGCTGTCGGTAAGGACCGCGCGATGAATGTAGAACCCTACAAGCGCCGCGCTTTCTCCAGTCATGATGTTCGGCTGGAAGATCCCGCCCGTGCCGCCATTGATCTTGGAAACGCCGCCTAGCGTGAACGCCTTGCTGATGACCGGAGCCGAATCGGCATCGCGTTGCGCGGACCAGACGATCTCGACCATGCTGGAGATGTCGATCGGCGTGCCAGAGCCGTCGCGCGTTGTGAACTGCGGATAGGCCGCGTCGCCAGCGTAGCTTTCGAAGTTCTGTTTGACCGCAGCGCTCATTCGTCCACCTCACCCTTCAGGTCGGCTTGCGACTTTGTAGCATCAAGCGTGGCCTCCGTCTTGGTGGCGCTAAGGTCCGCCTGCGCCTTGGTCGCGGCAAGGTTCGCTTCGTTTTTTTGCGCCAGAAGCACAGCCTGCGAATCGATAGCGTTAAGGCGAGGCCGATTGAAGAGGTTTCGGCCTGGCCTGGAAATCGGAATGCCCCAAGCGGCAGCAACTCGCGCGAGATGCTCGACGACGAAGTTGACCCCGGCCGAGATCAGACCGCCGAAGTGGCTGACTGGCAGCGTGCTATCGGACCGCACGGCCGCAACGTGGGAAGTTTCGACGCCAGAATGCGAGCGCAGATCGCCGGTGCGCGATATTTGCGGTCCTTGATCGCCTTGCGCCCTGGCGGCGTGCGCAACGGGGTCGGCGCGATCGCCCGCGACCGTCGCTCCATGCGCGACCTGGGCGAGCGTGTCGCCGATCGACTGCGTGACCGTGCCGTCATGAGAAACGGGGACCGTCTCGTCGCCATTGACCGCGGCGCGATGCGCGACCGGAATTGTCCGGTCCTCCTGAAGTCCGACTAGGTGAGCTGCTGGGTCGGAGCCGTCTTCACGCACGCCGGCCAGGTGCTCAGCCTGGACGAGCCGGTTTGATTGCAGATTGCCGGAATGCGAGGTCTGAACGCCTTCGGACGACTGTGCGCCGGCGAGGTGCTCGACTGGGGTGCTGGGACCGCCTTGCTCTCCCGCCAAGTGCTCGGCAGGGACGCCGCTGCCACCTTGCGCACCAGCGCCATGGGCCAAATTCAACAGCGTGTCGCCCACCGCCTGCGCTGCACTGGCGCCATGCGCGACCGGGATTGTCTCGTCGCCATTGATGTTCGCCAGGTGCTCGGTCGGGACGTTGGCGTCACCGCGTTCGCCGGCGCCGTGCGCCACTGGGTCGCGCTGGTCGGATGCTTCGCCCGCAAGATGCTCGGTCGGCGTGGTGCCTGTTGAGGCTTCGCCGGCCAGGTGCGCGACCGGATCGACGCCATCGCTGCGCTCGCTGGCGAGGTGCTCGGCGTAAACAGTCTCGCCCGACACTTCATTCGCGGCGTGCGAGGTCTGTACGGATTGCGCCGACTGCTCGCCCGCGCCATGAGCCACCGGCACGGTCGGCCCAGATTGCTCTGCGACCAAGTGCTCGGCGTAAACGGTGCTGGTCGATACTTCGTTGGCCGCGTGAGACGTTGGGTCCGTGCCGTCGAAGCGCTCGCCGACCAGGTGCTCGGTCGGGATTATTGGCGTCGATTGTTCGCCTGCGAGGTGCTCGGTGTTGACCGCTGGCGAGGAAACCTCATTGGCCGCATGAGAGGTCGGCACGGATTCCGACGAAACTTCGTTCGCGGCATGCGCCACCGGCACCAAAGGCGAAGATTGCTCTCCTGCAAGATGCTCAGCATAAATCTGCGGAGTCGATTGCTCGCCGACGAGGTGCTCGCCCGAGACGATCGGCGACGACACTTCGTTCGCTCTGTGTGCTGCCGGGACTAGCGGCGAAGACTGCTCTCCTGCGCCGTGGGCGACTGGATCGGTTTGGCTCGTTTGCTCGGCGACCAAGTGCTCGGCGTAGGTTTGCGGGGTGCTCTGGACTGCGGCGCCGTGCGCGACCGGAATCGGTTTGCCAGCGACCTGGCTCGCGTTGCTGACCACGAAGGGCCAGTCTGACGTCAGCGCGAAAGAACCAAGGTTGACCCAAGTTTTGCTCGCCTGGACCGGATAAAACATGTCCCAGGGATGCTGGTACAGATCCTGAGCATCATTGTCGCTTAATAGATAGCCCTGATAGAACCGCGCGAGATGAAGATTGATTGTTGGTGTTGCGAAGTTCCCGCTCGTATCTGCGCAGAGAAAGAAAACATTTGTCTTCGTCGGGTTACTCATTAACTGAGACTGGTCGTAAATCTTTACGCCGTTCAGATAAATCTTAGTTCCGATGTTCCCTTGCTTAGACAGAACGATGTGTGACGTCACGCCCGCATTCAGCAGTCCAGAGCCGATCTGAATGATAAAGGGAGAGCCAGTGTCCCACGGAACCCAATTCAAGTCCGTCAGGCTTGAGGCTACTTCGTAGTCGTAGCCGCCGTCAGCTGCATTGCCACCAAAGTCGAACAGACGATCGAATTGTGCAGCACCAGCACCGGTAGCCGTAAATAGAAATTCAGAACTGAATGCAAGATTGCCAATGCCGGGACTGCCCCAATCAACTGATGCCGGATAATAAAATCCGCTTGTCCCGTTGGCAGCGATGATGCCTTTTCCGGGTCTGTTTATGTTGATGTTGGGGCGAGTGCCGGCGATGCTGGCAGCCGTCCCAGAAATCATTTCTATAAGGCCGTTGCCGTAGTGGGCGCTGACGGCGCGCGTCACGCGCTGACCGAGCCTGTGGCTTCTGTTTATGGCAGCTGGGAACTGCGGCTGAATCGCGTTTCTGACCGGAAGTATCAGCGGCATTTATCATGCCACCGTCGCACTGATTTCTGCTGTCTCCACCGTTCCAGTTGTGAGCGCAACACCAAGGTCGTTCTTCAGCACCAGTTTGAAGTGAGCCGGGATATAACCGAGAACCTGCAAGATGCTGAACGTGGCAATTTCCGTCACGCTGGATGACGCAAGTGGGATGACGCCAACAAATTTTAGGTTCGGCTCGTCGGTCGTGCTCGTGCCACTGGTCGGACCCGAGCGATAATTTGTCCCGTCCAAACTTTCCTGAAGAAATAGGACGACTTGCTTGTTTCCAGACGGCGTATTGGTCGTCGCGACGTCGACCTCGATGATGACATCGAGCGGCTGGTTGGTCGTGCAATTATAGTCAGCTGACTGGACATAGGTCGCGCTCGCAAGCGTGCTGAGCCCCGTGACCGTTAAGGCAGTTCGTGTCCCAACAATCTGTTTGACGGTTGCCATTTAGGCCACGCTCACGGGGTTCCAAGCGCTCGACGTGTCCATGAATGTGCCGTAGTGCACCCACGGATTTGCCGCGTTTATTTCCGCCTGAAACGCCGTCCACACTGCCTGAAGGCGCGCTTCCCCGGCTGCGATCGTGTCGCCCGGAGCCATCGTCGCTATGTCCACGCGCTCCGTCACTGACCCATTTTGTAGAGCTGTGTTGTCGGCGGCAGCAGCATCTTTCCATGCCGAAACCATGCTCGTCTGCTTCGCGGCGTAGAATGGCTGTCGCGCTGCAGGAACGTCAGCCCACATGAGATAACGATAGGTGATCGGAGCGGCGTTCAACTGTTCTAGAATGATGATGCGTTTCGTGATCGCCATTTTCAGCCACCTTCATTTGCGCGCTGGGAGAGTTGAACGAACTTCGTGTCGCTTTGGGGATTGAACGTGCTGGAGACCGCAAGGACCACTGTCTTGGACGAAGTCGAGAGTGCTGGCACTGGCGTCAGCACCACCGTTTGGGCTGAAAACGCCGTCGCCATTCTAAACCCCTGTGAGTGTGTCGACCGTTGTGCCCGCCCTGTCTGGCGAACCAGGCAGATAGGCAACAACATAATAGTTTTTCGAGCGGTCCGGCACCAGGCAGCTATAGGTGCCGTCGCTGTTCGAGGTCGTTGTGCCAACCGGCAAGTTGGTCAGCGTATCGAAGACGAAGACGTTGGCGCCAGCGATCGCGGCTCCGCTCAGATCGACCACGCTGCCGCTGATGAAGGGCGGCAACACATAATCCGGGTACGACGCGGTGAATTTTACGCTGACTCCCGCCGGCCCGATCATTAGTTGAGCGATCGCCAGATATGCCAGCGCGGAATCACGGAAGGCGCGACCGAGAAGGTAATGCCAATCCAAAGGCCCGATGCGATGGACGTGTCAACCGATGTGTTCGCCGTGCCGCCGCAAGTAACGACCGTCGACGAGGCGGCCGTCGCAACAGCGCCGTTCGAGACCCAGTATCCCGCTCCGAAGGCCAGCGAGTTCGCACCGGGAAGCTGGACCTGCCGAAATGTCAGCCAATAGCGGAAGATGAAGGCTGGCGTCGTGATCGACGGGACATAGTTTTGCGTGGGCGACGCGCCGAGCGAAGTGCCGCCAATGACAAGGCCGTATCGCGGCTGGATGATAAGCGTGCCGGCCGTGCCGGTGGTGGCTGTGCCGCCGACCGTCAGCTCGTAAACCTTGCCGGCGCGCGGCTCCATCGCGTTGATCGGAGTCAGCACGGTCGGAATGAGCACGGTCTCGGACGTCGCGGTGATCGTCGTGTAGTCGACGCCCAGCGGCTCGGTCAGCGTGTCGGCAAAGTACTGCCTGCTCATCGGTCGACTCCAAGGCTGAGGATGCGCTCGATACGCTCCGGGGTGCCGGGAACGTCGGGATAGCGTTCAACGTGTGTCCTGCGGCCGCCGCTCAGCATGTAGGAATCAATCAGCTGCTGCTTCGCACGTCCGAAAAGATCGTCGAACAGCTTCTCGGCCTGCTGGCGCGTCGTCGCTTCCTGCTTGATCGCATTTACGGCGACTGAGACACCGGCGCACCAAACCTCTTCGCAAGTATGGCCGTGGTTCGCACGCTCGTAAGCGCGGTGCAGATCGTTGAAGCCCAGACTGGTCGTGAGGCCGTTCGGCATGTCTTAAACGCTGTTGCCAGCGCCTCGCAGAGTGAAGGAGGTTTTCGCCGGCGCAGTGCCAGCAGGGATCACGTATTGCAGCCACAAGCCCTCGGCGCCCGCCGCGTTCGGCGCGTTGCCGGACGGAAGATTCTGCGGTGATGGGACATTCTGGCTCTGTGGCGCTGCGCCGGACGTGAAGGTGATCGCCGAGGAGTCGCCATTCGCTGGCAAGGTCTGCCGATTGGCTGCCGTGGCCGTGTCGTTCAGCGCCTTGCAAACGCCGAAGTTCAGCGTGCCGCCAGTCGGATCGGACTGCTTCGAGATGACCGCCTGCGTGAGCGCCGTAGCCGTGTTGTTGTTGACGCAGAAAACCTTCTCGTAAAACGTGCGCGAGGAGCCGCCCGGGACGTCGGCCGCGATGTTGTAGAAGACGCGGCGGATCGTCGTGACCTGGTTTGGCGACAGATCGAACAGCATGCCCTCGTGAACGTCGTAGGTCGACGCCGACGTTGGCGCCGTTCCCCAGTCGCGGTTGACATAGGCGAAGTCGCCGCTGATGCGAACGATGCGGCGCAGCTGGAAATTCACGCCGGCTGGCGAGTTGTTCGTGATGCGGATGATCTGGCCGACGGCGACCGACGCGCCATCAGCCGCTGCAAGCTGGATAAACGGCTCAACTTGGCCCGATGTGTTGCCGCCGGACTGAGCGGTGTGCGCCGAAATGATCTTGGTATGGCTGATGGCTGCAATATCGCCGACCGCTGTTGTTCCAGTCGCAACACCCTTCATGAGGCGCTCGAAGGTCTGCGAGCCGTTGACCAGGGTGGTGCCGTTCAGCGTCTTGGCCTCAGCCTGGCTGACGCCGGTCGCATCCAAGCCGGTCACTGTGAGGACGGCCGCGGTGTCGGAGGCGCTGGACGAGACGTAGTCCATGAGGCCGTTCGGGCTGATGTCGCTGAAGAACACCAGCGTCGACATGGTGACGGCGCCGCCGACCGTGGACGATTCGTCCTCCGGCATGTTCGCCGAGCCGTAGAAGTAAATCTGGTTTTGCGAAACAGTCACCGCCAGCCTCCTAGACCAAGGTGTATGTCAGAGCGCCGCCCACGGCAACGCTTGAGCTGAGAAGCAGATCGAGTTGTTCGCCGACATTGGTATCGAACCAGCCATATTCATTGAAGGCGAGTGGCGCATTGGTGTTGGCGGCACAGTAGATCGGACCGGAAATGTCCACCGAGACGGGCGGGCTGACTGGCGTCGTCGATTGAAACCGCGCGTTGACCGATCCATTCGACGACAAAAACAGGGCGAGCACGCGGATCTTCTTGCCCGCAACGGCGGAGACGATCGGACGGCTCACGCCCGATTCAATGATCGCACGGAAGACACCGCCTGGAATCGCAACCATTCAACTGCTCCCTAGCGAAAACGGCGCCGACGCCTTCGCGCCAGCGCCGCCCGGGGTTCACCCGTCCTCATGCAACTTACGCTGTCGACATCTCCACCCAAGTCGGGCTGAGTTTTGTGTTCGTATTGCGATACCAGTTGCCGGTGTCGGCGCGGATCGCGACCGAGCCAATCCCGGCCCAGCCAGCGCCATCGCCGGACGTGCCGTTCGTGAGCGCGCCTGGCACCGAGAAAATCCAGATGCTGTTCGCGGGGTCGATCAAGTGACCGTCGCTCGCGATGGCACCCTTCGAACTGTAGTTGACGGGCGGCTGTTGCGTGCGCGCCATGCTGGCTTACTCCTGTTCGGTCTGCACCGCGGGGGCTTTGCGCGAACGCTTCACCTTCCGCTTTGCCGGCTTGCGCCCGCCCATCGCCAACAGGCGATCCAGCTTGGCCTCGACGTTGTCCATGCGCTCGCACAAGGCGACAAGCACGGGATCGTGACCGCCATCCTCGCCAGTCATGCGCCCATCGTCGCCGATCAAGGTCACGTGTCCTTGCGAGACCAGAGCGCGGCGCGGCGCTTCTTCGAACGCCATCCACTCCTCTGTCGTGATGACATCGCCAGGCTTGCGGACCTTGCCGCCGAAAGGCATGTGCGTGTTCACTCGCGCCTGCATCACTCTCTCCGTTCTGACGCCGTGGGGTTTACGAGACCACCGCGCTGAAGAAATAGCCGAGGTCTTTGCCTGTGACCTTCATGTCGAAGGCGAACTGGCCGCGGACCACGTCTTCCTTGGTCTTCTGATCGTAGTAGCTGTCGATGGCGATGCCGGCCGCGTTGACGGCGGTCAGGTTCGTCCAGGCGAAGATGGCGCCAGCGCATGGCTCCATGATCGAGGGCGAGCCATCGGCGTAGATCAGAAGCGCATTGTTGCCCGCGATGAACGCATAGGCGCCGGTGGCGCCCTCCTCGTTCGTCGCATAGGACGCCTTGGCGATCACGTAGTCTTCGAGTTCGAAGGCCTTCGCGATCATGTCTTCCGTGATCGATGCCGAGGACGTGTATTTGTACATATCCTTGATCAGCGGATGGCGCTTCAGCGCGTTGTGGACCTTGTAGCCGACGATGAGCTTGTTGGGCTCACGTCCGGTGTTCTGCAGAACGGTCGTGCGGCCGGTATCGATGTCCTTCTGCGGATCCGACGCGTAGTCGTCCCAAAGCACGCCCGGAGTGATGTCGGTGCCCCAGATGCCGCTCGTGAAAAACTTGGTGGCGAACAGGCGCTCGCCGCGGATCAGCATGCGCTGCGTGACGAGGCGGGTGGCCGCTTCGTCGAGCCGGATGCTGGGATCGCTGTTCTTGACCACGAGGTCGGACAGCGGGACTTCCGTCCACCACGCCGTCGCATCGTAGCTGTCGGTCGACAGCGTGAAGCCGGAACGCGGCGCTGCTTCGCCAGGCGCGCGAGGCTTAACGGCGTCGTCGCGATTGAAGTCGTTCTTGTTGAAGATGAAAAACTTGTTCGTCATGTGCTCGACAGGCTTGATCGGGAACGCCTGACGCCAGACGAAGTTTTTGTCGTCCTGGAAGTACGCGACGGAAAAGTCAGTGAGTGCCGCGTCTATATGGACGTCTTGCGGGGTAGGCTGCATCTCTGCGCTCCTTCAAGGGCCGGGCCGCTTCACAGCGGTCCTTACTGCCTTCTGCCGGTTTGGGGTGTTGCGTGCCCCAAGCCGACTACCATCCGAGGGAATGCCGCGCATCACTGCGGGGCTGCAACCCCTTAAACGCGATACTTGCGATCCAGCAGCACTGTGCCGATGTCGCCGTTGGTGACGTCTTCCATCATCACGCCGTACACGAACGCGCCGAAATTGGCACCGGTCGCGGTTGGCGTGATCTTGACTGCCTGACCGGTCGAGTCCGAACCGACCTCGTCGCCCGCCTTCAGGCTGCCAGAGCCGACCTTGACCTTCGACACGCCGATCGCGCGAACCTGGAGCGCGTCGCCCGACTTCGAATTGCCTTGGCTGATGCCGACTGCGTTGTCGTCATGGCCATTGCACACCACAACGGTGTCGCTGGCGCTCAACTTCACGAACAGAAACTGGCCTGTGCCGTTCGGACCTGCGAGGCCGCCCGATGCGGAGAAATCCTGTCCAGCGACGATCGCCGGAAGATCAAGAACGGGACGTTCCCATGCCATGGGATAACTCCTTCTTTGGGCTGCCTACGCCATCCGGCGTTGGCCTACGAACTTCTGAAGGCGACTCAGGCGGCCTTGCGGGCCTGCTTCGATTCTTCCTCTTCACGCTTGCGCAGTTCGGGGTTCGAACGGCGGACCATGACGCGGGCGGACGTCTCGTTGAGCTTGCCCGAAGTATCCTTGGCCACGAGGTCGGCGGCCATCTTGTTGATCTGCTCGGTCGCGCTGCCGGTTGCGCCGGCGCCGCCACGGCCGTGTTCCTTGAACACGTCGCTCTGCTTGACCAGAAGATTGGCGCCCTTGAGCACGGTGGCGACGCGATCTGCGACCGCGGCACCCTTGGTGACGTTGAGCGCTGCGATGTCGTACAGCAGCTGGCCCAGTTCCTCGGCCTTGCCGACCAGCGTAAGATCGGCCTTGGCGAAGTCGGTGCGCTTGCGCACTTCGCTTTCCTCGGCGGCCTTGTTCAGCGCGACCTTGGAGGCGGAAAGCTCTGCCGCTGTGGCCTTGGCGAACTGGAAGCCGGCCTCGGTTCCGAAGTCCTTCTTGGTGAGCACGACGCCAGCATCGGAGCGGAACGCATCGCCCTTGGCGATCATCTTCTCCATGTCCTCGTCTTTGCCCTTGTCTTTCGCGTCTTCCTTGTCCTTCGCGTCCTGGAGCATTTTCTTTTTGTCTTCGGGGCTCATGGCGGCGAACTTCGGCTGCGCATCCTTGTCGAGCTTGTCGTAGAAGACTTTCTCTTCGCCCGACATCTTCGCGATCACGCCGTCCAGCTTTGCGGCTTCGGCATTCGCGGTGAGTTTCGTGATGATCTCGGCTTCTGTCGCCGTCTCGGGAAGGCCCAAGGATTTCGCGATGGCTTTCATGGTCGAATCATCTCCCTTTGAGAGTTCTATACCCCCGAGCGAATTCAAACGAAAGCCCGCCTCGCTGAGAGCCTGCGCGACGAGCGCATTCTCGACGCCTTCGGGCACGATCGTTTTCACGTGATCGGAGAACTGATTGAGGCTGTCAGTGATCGCGCTTCCCTTGTCGCTCACACTGTCATCGCCCTGGATAGACCAGATGGCAGAACCGAGGCTGCACACCGCCTCGTTCACTTCCTGCATAAGTCCCGAAACGGCCTCGCATTCTTCGGCTGAAGCCTGCGCCGTGTCGAAGTCGATGGCATCGCCAGAATACTTCGCAAGGCTCGCGTCTTTCGTGATGAAAAACTTCATCACCTCAACGCCGCTGTCGCGCTTCTCCCACGTGTCGGGCAGCATGTCTGTTGCGCCCAGAGCGCGCGCGCGGGTTTTGATGTGCGCTTTCGCTTTCGCCGGATTCTTTGCGCGGCCGATAGCACGGATGGCGTTCTCGAGGTCGCCCTTGTTGTCGATCGGAAAGCTGCCATCCGACATGGCGTGGCCGTTGGCAGCGCGTGCCTTGCGTTCGTCGGCGGTGAATTCGCGCTTGGTAACGCTGCTGGGATAGTTGCCGTCCTGCGTGCCGCGTTTGAACATCATAATGCGCGCGAGCTTGTTGGCGGGCAAGTCGACAGCGGACACTTCGTTGAGCTTCAGCTTGGTAAGCTGGCGCGCCACTGGTCTGCACCCCACGGGATAGCGATGCCGCTTATCTCATTCGCCCGTCGCGAATGCAATCCCTCACGCGCTGGGCGGCAAGCTGCATCGCGCTCGCGTGGAGGACATCGATGACGTCGTTGACATGGATAGCTGGACGCGCAGTCACGCGAACGTCGGACCATCGATCCTGCGGCGCGATCCGTTCGATGCTCGGCGCGCGGCCGCTCAGCTGGTCCATCCGCTGCTTAATGGCGGCGTAGTCGAACACGGCTGCGGTCATGTGCGCTTCTCCAGCCTGACGCCAGAGCCTCCGATGCTGAAGCCCGGGAACGTGCCGTCCTTCACCTTAGCAAACAACTCGGGCGTCACTTCGAAACCGACCCACGCCGGGACGATCTGATGCCCGTCCTTGTCCTTTAGCACGATGCCGAGAACCTGCTGTTTTGCCTTGGTGAACACCATACATTCGATGCACTCGCCCAAGTGCTTTCCGTAGTCGGCATGCATCTCGCCCACGTTGCGCGCGTTCTTCACGAAGTCGTAGAACGCCTCCTCCAGATCCGCCTCGCTGGTCCAGTCGTCCTGCACGTCGACGAAGGGCTTGCCATCCTTCTCGCACACCGACGCATAGCCAAAGATGCGGTTCTGATCCGGCTCGATCTTGCTGATCGGCACGCGCAATGTCATGCCCTTCAGCGCATTCGATCTGGGGCCAATGTTCTTCATGCGGACTTTGGCCGTCTCAGCGCCGTCGAGCCAAGCCGCAGCCAGGCGATGGTGACCGTCCGCGATGTAGTTTTTGCCGTTGTAGCGCACGACCGTGGGCAGATCAGCGACGCCGCCGCTGGCGCGGATAGAGTCGACCTTGGCTGGATCGATGCGGTTCTGCATGGCGTACAGTCCCGCCAGTGGGACTTCGGTTTCCTCGAGCGTGTCGGGATCCGTGAGCGCGCCGAAGAACCTTGGCACCTGATCGGGGCGAAGGTCGCCTAACGCATGCTGGTCGTACTGGAACGGCGTCTTCGCCGTGTTTGCATCGTGCGGCTGCAGATCCGCCTTGCGGATAGACCCTTCGTCGACGTTGCTGGCGATCCATTCGGCGGCTGCCTCACTAAGCCCGGCCACGTCGATCATCTTCGCCATCACGGCGGGCTTGTACTTGCGCTTCGGCCGTTTTGTGCCACCGGCGCCACCGGCGCTCGACACGTGCACATCGCCAACGCCGGGATCGTCCTTGCTGACGGGATCGACTTCGTCGCCATCCAGGGTGACACGCAAGATGCGATCGGCACCATCGCCGTCGATGCCCGTGCGGGGATAGTTGCGCTTGTCGCCACCCTCTTCGCGGTCGGCCTCGAGCGAGAAGCTGTGGCCGACATCAGCGCGGCGCTTCACCTCGCGCATGAACTGCGCCAGAGGTTTTACGTGGTCGCCATCGTTCATCTCGATGGCCAGCACATGATCGGCCTTGGTCCCGTTCTTCGACTTAGCCAGCGCCGTCCTGAAATCCATAGTCGTTGCTCCGTTTGGCTGCTAAGCCGGAACGCATGCCGCGAATCGCACCCGCATCTGAGGAAGACCGCGCGTTCCTCGAATTGTTTCTAGGCATACACCGAAAGCTGGAAGCACTGAAGCCAGTGTTTTCGAAGACCGCGCACCTGACCGCCATTCGCGCACTCCAAGCCACCGCCACCATGCTGGCGGCGGGCGCGACTAGAAGGCCAGCAAGTACGTCGAGCAGCGGCATTGCGGATGAACTGGCGGTGCATCGACAGGCCCGACTGGGGTCACGAACGAGCCGCCCAAGGGCACGCCGTCAGGGTTCATCAACGGAATAGCCGCGCAGATGATGCAGAGCCTGTCGTCTGGCGTGACGAGCCAGCCTTGGCGAACGCTGGTGCGGCTGAGAAGACCGTCGTCTGCCGCCTGATTCCAGGCCATCTGCTTGCCGGCCTCGGCGGCGCGTATCGTCTCTGTGCGCGCGATGTTCTCAGCACGTGCGCTCAGCATGCGCTCGCCGTAGCGCTGGACCATCGTGTCGATCTGATCAGGGCTGAGCGTATCCACCGCGTCTTCGCCGAGTGTGCGTTGCAGCGTCAGGTCGAACCGCCTGTCGCGCAATTCGCGGTCGAGCGCTCCTCGGTCGCCTGATTCCAGCAACGCCCGGAAGTTATCGACTGCGGCCGCCTGGTTCTCTGTGAGCCCAATGCTCTGGCGAATCAGCCGGGCTTGTTCGCGCGGATGGCCACCGAATTCGAGAGCGTTGGCCACGACCCCACGAATCGCCTCCCGGCTGTCGTCGGTGATCTGCTGGATTAGGCCCAGATCGTACTGCCGGATGAAGCGCACTACGTTCGGATTGGCGATATCGAAGCGCATCGCGAGTTCGCCTTCGACAGGAATGGTTTCGGCTGGCGCCTGGCGTCCGGCTGCGATCATCGTGTCCTCGAGCGCGGGCACGATCTGGGTGCGCACGGCGTCGGCGATCTGTGTATCAAGATCAAGCACTTCCATCACGGCGTCGACGTCGCCGGTGGCCAGCGCGTCCGCGATCTGCGCTTCCTTTGACGTGCCGCGTATCTTTTCGATGGCTCGGATGAATGCTTCGCGAATGGGCTCGGCAGCGCTATCCGCGAGATCGTGCAGCCATTTGTACTGCGTCTCAGGGTCCTCGCCAGCGGCCTTCTGCAGCGGCGTGCGCCAGGCCTTGGCGATCGGACGGATCTGCAGATCGTTGAACGTCCGGCGCCGCTTGATGCAGCCATCCATCACCGCGGGATTCTCCAGGCGCGCTTCCAGAGCGGCACGCGGCGCTTGCCCATCGTCTGCAAGCTGCCGGCCCGAAGCGGCGTGTCGCTGGCCGTGCCGTCGTCGCCTTGACCCTGCGCTTGGTTAGGCGAACTCGAGGTCGTGCCCGAGGCGTCGTCGTCGCTGCCCTCGCCACCCTCGCCGCCCGTCGCCAAGTCGTCCTTCGTTTCGCCGAGGATCGGCGGCAACCCGATCTCATCGCGCACGCTGGCTTCGGTGTCGGCGCTCGGCGTCAGCATGCCGACCGAGGTGACGGCGTTGATCGCCTGCGCGAAGGCGAGAATATCCTTCTCTGTGATCTCGCCGTGCCGCATCTGACACTTGCCTTCCATCTGGTTGAGCGTCAGCAGATCGGGGATGGCTTTGCGATTGAACATGTTCGAAATCATGTCGAGGATCGAGATCACCGCGACCTTGTAGAGGTCCATCTTATTCTTGCTCTGCATGGACGAGCCGCGTCCACTGGCGGCGCTCGTGCCGGTGCCCAGCGTGATGAAGTCGGCAAGCCAGGTGACCGTGATGCGGTGATCGTAACGGTCGACCACCTGGCTGGTGTCGATCTGCCGGCGACCGCCAGTCGTGAGCAGCGACAGCTTGTAGATTTCATTCTTGGCGTCGTCGTAGGCGAGCGGGAAGACGATGCCTTCCTGATCGCCGCGCATGGTGTCGCGCACGACCGATTTGAAGAACTCAAGCTGCGCTTTGTCGCTGTCGCTGGCGTCCTTCATGAGCAATCGCGCAGGCACTTGCGCCATGGGCATGCCGCAAAGGTCGCGCTCGATGCCGATGGCTTCGATCTGTTCGATGTTCTTTTTGCGATAGTACGGCACGTAAGCGTTGCGCAGCATCGACACGCCTTCGGGATTGTTCTTCAAAAGGCGTGTCTTGAAATGCAGGCTCTTGGCCAGCGGCACGCGTAGAAGTGGCCCACCTGTTGGCAGCAGCTGGATCAGCGCTGTCGGATCGCCGCTTTCATCGAACTCCCAGTGCAGCAGAGTCTCTTGCGCGCGGCTTGCGAACTTGCGCCAGCCAATCATGCCGTCGTCGTATTTGGAATTCGTGACCGGGTCGCTGGTGTTGCCTTGGCGCCGCTTATAGACGATCTCGTGCACGCTCCAACCGTACTGCATGAACGTGAGAATCTCGGTCATGAGTTCGGGCCACGACTGCTCCAGATCAGCAATGCACGACTCGATAAATTGGCTGGCTTCGATGTCTTCTTGCGCCTCCGATGCCGGTTCAATCGTGAAGTCGACGCCAAGCAGCAGGCGCTCCGTGCCGAAGAACATGCCGCCGATGACGGGGTCGTTGTCCCGCATCTCGCGGTACATGCGCACGCCGCGCCAGCCGATGAGGTCGCGCAGAAACTCTTCACGCACGTAGCCCGAGAAGGCGCGAAGGCCAGTGGCACCAAGCTGGATGAAAGGCCTGTCGAGGGCTTCGTTCTTCTTGGCCACGTCGCTACCCCTGAATCAACCGATCTGGTGAGGATTAACACGTTTCATGCTGATGCCACTAAAGTCCAGTTCCAGAATCTCGGACTCGGCCAATTCCGAGAAAGCGCCAGCGGCGGCGTCGACCTGGTCGTCATGGCCGAGCGGGAAGTTGCACAGTTCTTCGATGAACGCCTCGTTCCAAGAGCCAGCGACGAGAAAGACGTTGCCGGCCTCGCATTGGGCAGCGAAGGGCTCGGCGCGCGTGTCCTTCTGGCCTGTCTCACGCTCGGAGCGGGCGTCGAAGCCAGCCAGCATCGCGATCATGTTCTGCGCCTGGTCCTTGCCTGCTTGGCCCGGATCCTGCGGCAGCTTGATGCGCACGTCTTTGCCGTCTGCAACGGCTGTGGCCTTGATGTTCGTGCGCACGGCATTGGCGCTGTCGCGAAACCGCGTGACATCCTCAACGTAGAAGCGCCGCTCGATAACTGCCATCTTCACGCCGACCGTCCAGTCGGGATCAGTGCCAGCCTTCGGTAACGACGCCGCCAAGTCCCAGCGACGCACGCGCCGGGCATATGGATTGTTCTCTGGCGCGCGTTTCACGATCTTGAACCAGTGGCGCTTGAACATGCCGCCTTCGCGTGGCGCTGGGCGCTGCTGGTACTGACCGGCATAGGCGTAACTCGTCAGCGTTTTCTTGGTGGCCTCAAGCACGGCGCGCGGCACCATCTCTGCGAACAGAAGATCGCCGTCCTTGGTGCGCGGGTCGCGAAAGCCGATCGATGTCGAGCAACGCCGATCGCTTTCGAACTCCATGGGCAGGATCAGCTTCTCATAAGGCAGCCCAAGCTCATCGATGATGCCGCACAGATCGCCTTTGTGCAGCCGGTGCATGATCACGATGATGGCGTCGGTGCGCGGATCATTGAGGCGGCTGGGAACCGACTCGCGGAAGATGCGCGCCGCCCTGGCACGGTCGGCATCGGACTCGGCGGTCTCTGTCGAATGCGGATCGTCGATGATCACGCGGTTTCCGCGCCCGCCAGTCAGCGATCCAAACGGCTTTGCTTCGCGCCCGCCGCGCTCGGTGTTTTCGAACGACGTCTCGCCCACGCGCACCAGCTGGACGGGCCAGCGCGCCTGATACCATTCCGACAGCACGAGATCGCGCATTTTGCGGGCGTCGCGCTTGGCATAATCCTCGTTGTAGCTCGTGGTGAGATAGCGCAAGCCCGCGCGGCCCAGCGGTCCCCATTCCCACGCTTCCCACATCACGCTGGCGATCAGAGACTTCATGCAGCCGGGCGGCTCGTTGATCTGCAGCCGGGTGATATGCCCGGCGCTGACGGCTTCGAGATGCTGGCAGACGGCGTCGATGTGCCAACCGTCGACGAACTTGGTCACGGGCTCCAGGATGTGCCACGCGCGGCGCACGAACTCATGCAGCCGGCCGCAGGCGGCGCGGTCCTCTGCGATGCGATCCGATTCTGGACCTGTGCTCAGGATCTGCAGTTCCTCGCGCGCAGCTGCGGCCGCGACCTCAGCTTCGACACGCGCGATTTCCCTGTCCAAGAGGCTGTTCCAGTTTCGCCTATTGGTCGGATTCGCCAGCATCGCCCGCAGCGCGGGCGGCGCGGAGAGCGTCGAGGTTGCCGCCGAACGATTTGATGATGGCTTCGATGTCTGCGACTTCAAGCGTGGTCCTGTCCTTCCATCCCATCTTCGCCTTGCTGAACCAGATGCCGGCGACTGTGCTCGGCTCCTTGATCCAGCCGATCTGCGTCTTGCCGTCCGCACTCATCTGCGGGATCCCGACTGCCTGGTCATAGAGACTCTTGCCGACATTGAAATGCGTCTTCGCGATGCCGGTGTCCAGTTCCTCGCGGAAGTGCTTGCGCAGCGTGTGGGCGTCGATCGGCATGCCAGTGCGCTCGTTGATGATCAGCTTGGCCAGCAGCACTTGCTTCAGCCCGAAGCCAGCGGCGGCGGTGACGATTCGGCGCTGCTCTGGCGTGGGCTTGAAGGGCGACATTCCGCGCTTGCGCTTTGGCTTCTGGCTTGGCTTGCGCTTTTTGCGCCTCTTGGGCTTCGACCTAGGCAGCGGCGCTGGTGCGACAGGCTTGGCTGGCTCTGGCGCTGGCGGGGCTGGAGTGGGCTCTTTTGGCGGCGTTTTGGCCATGGCGGAGCTTTACTACCAGAAAAGCTAAGACCCGCCTAGACTTAGCCGCCCACTTGCGCTTTTCTACAAGAAAACTATATCTTGCGCACGATTTGAGAGGACCAACGCATGGACATTCTGCAAAAGCTTCGGCACACGCGGCCTTGGACGGGCGAGTCCGTCTGGGAGACGATGCGTGCGGCCGCCGACGAGATCGAACAGCTGCGCGCCGAGCGCGCGAAGATGCTCACGCAGTTGCAGACTGCTCTGAGCCTGCTGGGTGGCGAACCGGATGACCATGCCGAGGTCGACGAGTATATCGAACAGGCCAAGTTCATCGAGGAGGCTGGCGACACACTCAAGCGCCATGGCGTGCAATGAGCGATGGAGCAAAATGGAATTTGGCTGCGGCGCTGTTGATTATCATTCTAATGATCACGGTCTACAATCTCGCAAAACCAGTGAGCTACGAGGACCTCGCCAAAATCTATGCAGCCAGATGCGTGTCCAATAAGGCAGACGGCAACTGGGTCGGATCGATGGGCATCAGCCTAGAGAAGTTTTGCAAAGGCGCTGGCGATCTGCAGGCATTGCAGGAAGAGCGCCGAGATCATCCAGAGGACTTTTAGCCATGGCGACACAGATCATCGAATATCTGCACTTGCAGAATGCTGATCCGACTGTGCTGCGCGTAGTGTTTGGTCTCGTGCTGCTCTACTGCGTGGTGGGCTTGCCGCTAGCATTGCTGCAGCGGAAGTCGCGCCGTTAGAAACCGGTGTGGCCGCCGCTTAGACCGCCGCCGAGTGCGTAATCTGCTACGGCGAAGATGCACGCTAGGACAATGATCACGTAGACGATCGTGCGGAACGGCTCGATCACGTTGAGCGCGGCGAGGATTTTTCCAGCGGCCCAGACGACGGCGCACGCAAGCCCGATCAGCACGAGCAAGATGAAGATGAAATGGAAGTTGATCATGGCTTCCCTCCGCGGACGCTAGGCTCGGCCTCGACACGGCTTGCGGCCACCTGTCGTCGACAACAGACAACGCCAAAGCCGAGCCCCGAGTTCCGTATAGTCCGAATTGCTTGATCGGGAAAGTGGCGGGTGTGCGCGAATTACAGCATGGCCTTCGGAAGGTCGTGTCCGGTCGTGACCGCATCGATCCGCGCTTGGTTTACCGGGGCTGGCCCGCCGTTACCCTCATGTCAGGTCACGACGGCGCGTTCTGTCACTTTTTGCGCTTCTTCGCCAGCGACTCGAGCGTGGCGCCATCCGCGCGGGTGGCCACGTGGCTGGTGAATTTTTCCCACCGCTCGATCGTCAGTTGCGCGTACGCCGGATCAATTTCGATGCCGATGCAGCGCCGCGATTCCATCTCGCAGCTGACGAGAGTGGTGCCAGAACCGAGGAACGGATCATAAATCCAATCGCCTTTTTTGCTGTTGTTGATGATAGGGCGGCGCATGCATTCGATCGGCTTCTGCGTGCTGTGGCCGGTTTCTGACTTCGCATGAGTGATCGACCAGAGCGTCGTCTGCGATCGACCGCCGTGCCAGTTTCCTTTTTTGCCTTTGCGCACGGCGTACCAACATGGCTCGTGCTGCCAGTGATAGTCGCCTCGGCTGATGATGAGCCGGTCCTTCGCCCAGATGATTTGCGAGCGCATCGCAAAGCCAACCGACTCAAGTGATTCCTGCACGGTCCTGGCATGCCGACCCGCATGCCAACAGTAGGCAATGTCGCCCTCAAACAGCGCCCAGGCGAGGCGCCAATCTGCGCTGGTGTCCCCCGAAACCTTTCCTATGGCGCGAGCGCCATAGGCTTTGCCGTTGGCCCGGTCTGCTTCATTCCGCCAGTTCGCGTCGTATTCCACCCCGTAAGGTGGGTCAGTGACCATCAGATTGGGCCTGAATTCGCCCACAGCGCGCGACACAGCCGCCTTGTCGGTGCAGTCGCCCACCAGCAGCCTGTGGTCGCCCAGCAGCCACAATTCGCCCGATTTTACGATTGGCTTGGCTGGAAGGGGCGGCGTCTCCTCGGCCTTGGCGTTAAGCTCGGGCTGCGTGAAGCCCACGATGCCGAGTGCGCCAAGATCGGGCACGGTAAACCCGGCAACGCTCAGATCGAACGACGCAGTCTGCAGCGCCGCTATTTCGACTCGTAACGCGTCCTCGTTCCATACGCCGCGCTCGCTGAGCTTGTTGTCGGCAATGCGATAGGCGCGCTTCTGTGCCTCGCTCCAGCCGCGCGCGATAATGGTGGGCGCCTCGGAGAACGCTGGCTCCAGTGCTGCAGCAAGGGCGCGGCCGTGACCGGCAATAATTTCACCATCAGGATCTGCGAGAATTGGAATGGTCCAGCCGAATTCATTCATTGCGGCGCGGATTGCAACGACCTGATCGGGCGGGTGCGTCTTGGGGTTGTTCGCGAATGGCTTGAACCAGGCGATCGGCATGCGAATGATTTGCTCCATGCCAATGTCCTTGATCGTGACCTTGCGCGCACTCACTTGGCACGCCCAGTCGGTGCCTTGTCGTCCGGGTCTGCAGGCGCGCCCACAAGATGGCGCAGCACGCCGAGTTTGCGGCGACGCAGCTTGAAGTTGGGCGGGTGTTGGTCGAGCGCGTTGATGTATTCGAGCGCCGACGCTTTCAGCTCTTCGTAGTTCTCAGCCATCTGCCGCAGCCCTGAGCCATCGCTCGATTTCCTCGGCCTCGGCCATCAAGTCTTTTGCCGTCGGGCGCGCATGTGCTGATGCGAGAATTGGCACGCATTTGATCGCGAGGTCGAGCGCCATAGCACGCACCTTCGCGGCCTCCATGCCGTCGTAGACCGTCACGCCGCCGCGCTTACCGGCCATCGGTTTCTGCTGCCAATCTCGCTTCGCGCTTCTCGTTCGCGGCCTGCATCTGGCGGATCCTGCGCAAGCGCTCGCGCTCACCGCCGCCAGGCACAGGGTGCGAGCCATTGCCGGACGAGCCCAGCGCTGAGCCGCGCAGATGGCGAAGGGTTTTCTTTGTTGGCTTCGCGGTTGCTTTTGGCTCCATCGGCACGAATGCCGGATCGCTACGCACGGAGACAGTCGCGAGCGCGGCCGCCAAGCCACCGAGATAGGACGCGAAGCTACGGCCACCGACGCGGTTGCCGAAACGATCAAGCGGCAGCTGTTTTGGTTTTTCCATTCAAACGTACTCGCCGCCAAGGTCGATGCCGAACGTCACTGGCTTGCGACCATCTTCCGTCGTTCCATCGGGCCGCACGACGATCGGCGCGTCGTCGACCACGGCAAGCGACGGTGCCAGCATAGTTGCGATCCACCTTCCCGATTTTGTTATTCGAACGGTCAGCCCCCGGCTCACTCGATCTAATATCTCACCCGGGTATGAACGCAACTCCATCATCGTGACGGTCGCTGTCTCGCCCTTAAAACTCAGCTTCGGTATCGGCATTCGCTCGTCTCCTCAGTGCCTCGTTTGTGCTGGCAGCAATTTGCCCTGTCGCAGATCGTGCTGCTGCTGTTCATAGTGCTTGTATTCTTCCATAAACGTGCGCAGCGGCTGAAACTGCGCAGCCTTCCAGTCCGGGATCGAGCCGTTCTGACGGAAGTCGTGATCAATCGATTGCTGCATGCCGGCGATGGCTTCGCCCTTGAGGACTTCGTCGATCGTCGTGCTGCTGAAGTGGCGCTGGCAGAGCGGCAGCCAGAGGATCGAGCGCACACCAGCGAAGTTCGTGCGCGCCATCGCGTGCGGCGGGACCACCAGCACCGGCGTACACCACGCGCGCTCCTTGCAGCCAGGCCTGGAGCAGTCGTGAATGCGCTCAGCCATCGGACTCCACCCGCTTCGACGGATCGCCACCAGTCCCACGCATGATGGCTTCTGAGTCCTTCTTGCAGCCGTCGATGATCTCGCGTTTGGTGAGGCGCGTTTGCTTGCCTGCGATCAAAGCTTCGGCATCGTCGATCTGCTCCCAGTATGGCGACATGGAACCGACGCGCAGCGCTTGCTGGCGCAGGATTTTCACGGCGATGCGAAGCGTGTCGCGCTCTGCCTCGGTGATACAGTCGCAGCTGAAGCCAGCGAACTCTGATCCATCCAGCGTGTTGCGGAGCGTTCGGCAGTAGTCGCTGTGGATGCGCTCAACCATCACACACCTCCCGGATGAGCGAGGCAGCACCAAGCGCGAAGAACAGCAACAGAGGCGGTTCAAGCCACCAAAGCAGCTTTGGGAGGTCCAGCGTGTCGGCGTAGATCGACCACGAGACGACCACCAAAAGCCACGTCAGGAGCGCCGCGCCGCTGATCAGGAACCAGCGCATTGTCAGAACCCGATCTCGCCCTGCGGCGGCTTGGCGTTCTTGGCACCGATGCGCTTTAGGTCATCGCCGCCAAGCTTGTCGTCGCGCGGCGGCATCACGAAGCCATCAGGGAGCGCGCGCTTCTCGAATTTGTACGGGAGCACGCCGTCTTTTGGACGCGTGACATTGTGGAACAGAAACGATCCGATCGACTGCGCTTGGCGCAGCTCTTCCCACATGCGTGGCGGATAATCGAGATACACATAGCGCACTGGATTGGTGCGGAAGACGACGCTGAGTTCTGCCGCGCCTGGATCGTAGTCGACGAAACAGACTCGACTCGACTTCTCGACGCGCTGTTCGAACGTCATCGACGGGGAATGGCTTGGGCCGTCTTCGCTCATCATGGGCTTGGTCCTTTCAGTTTTGCCAGAATCGACAAAAGGCCACACCAGCTTGCCGGTTTCTCGAAGCTCGATCAACGTCGCTTCTATGGCTTCCATGGCCGCGATCTCCTTGTCGGCCTCGGCCTGCTTCATGCGGCCGGAGCCGACCCAGCCTGGGTAGACGCGTCGTCGCAACATGGATTCTCGGCGGGCGGCGGCGATCTGCATGTCGAGTGTGATGATCATCGTCTCCTCCTGAAGATGAAAGCTGCGGCCGTGAACGTCAGCCACAGAAGCGCGAGAGTGATCAGCACCACTTCCGCCCAAAGTGGCTCAACGCCAGGCGTGCCAGCGATCTGCGGAGCGAGTTGGGCCAGCGTCAATCCAGCTGCTGCGCAGAAAGCCCCGATGATGAACAGTCGATCGTTCATTGCCGCCTCACGATCCAGAACAGAACGCCGGCGATAACAGCCCAGACCAGCAGTGCTGCGCCCCACACCCGCCAGCCTGGAATCGGACGCTCGACCGAGCGCGCCAGCGTGTCGCGCAGATGGTCGAAGCGCTCGTTCTGATCGTAAGGAAACGGGATCACGTTCGGCATCGCGCACAGCCCGCAGAACAGCAGATTGCCATGCGGCTGCTCGACCAGATGGATGGCGCCGCAGTTCTGGCAGCGGCGCTTCACGGGCGGCAGATCTGCAGGCTCGCTGTCGCAGGGACGATCGGCAGTCATGTCTCGTCGTCCTCGATCAGTTGGTGCACCTCGTCGTCATCGTCTTCCATGACGGATACCCGAGGCCGTCGCAGTTCCTTCTCAACGTCGTCGAGGAACTTCACCAGCCGGTCTTTCGGCTGGCCATCGCGATATGTGGCAAACACTGCGCGGCGCCAAGCGCGCGCTTTCTCCAGCAACGTCAGATGCTCGTAGTCTTTCTCGTTGACGATCATCGCTGGTCCTTTTTGCTAGAGGGAATTTTTCTGCTTCCACTGCTCGTAGATGCTGGCATCGGCATAGCCGTGCCGTGATAGCACGACGGGGTCGATCTTCGTCTTCGGATCGTTTGGCGCCGGGCCGTGCACCGATTCTGGCCACACGGTTTTGCCCCGTTTGAAAATCAGCGTGTCGGTCGCGATGCCGCCGAAGATCTTGGCCAGCAGCAGATCCTCCTCGCTCATCGCCCATTCGTCGCCAGCATGGCCGTTCGACTTTTCGCCCGATGCGCCGTCTGCCCAGCAGTCGCCATTGAGCCAGGTTGCTGGGTGTTTGGTGTAGCGCTCCTCCTCGCCTTTGCGCTCGGCGGCATAGCGGGCGGCGCCGGCCAGAATCTTGGTCAGGGACGCTCGTTTGACGGCGCTGTTGAAGGCTCGCTCTGCTGCACGCTTGGCTGTGTGTCTGGGGTAACTAGCCCAGAAAAGCTCAAAATCAGTTTCTGTCTTTTGAGGAGAAAGCTTTGTAACAATCTCACCCGCACCTCTTGGTGCGGAGAGATGGTCCTTAGGTCCTTGGTCCCTTCCTTGGTCCTTGGTCCTTGATCCTACCAAGAAAGTTTCCGGATTGACGCGAACTTTCCCGGGAGGCTCGCGAACGTTCTTGGAGAAGGCGCGAATGTTCTCCTCAGTCGGGACAGGAACCTTTGATTTACTTGGCTTATCTACGCGCTGATGCTTCTCCCAATTCAAAGATGCACAGTATGTCGCACCATCTTCGCCTAAATATCGCGCGATGCACCCTTCTTTTTCGAGTTCGGCCATCCAGCCGTCGATCAGGCTGCCGGCGTCGGCGTCGTAGGGGTAGAGAAGGCTCGCGAGCATTCGCGAGTCCCCGCGACTGCGACCGTGATCATCGCAAAGGGTCCATAGCTGAATGAACAGCAGGCGGGCGTCGCGGCTGACGCGGCCCATGCTCTCGGACTGCGGAAATTCGGGTTTGATGGTTCGGATGCGCGGCATCGAGATTATCCCCTCCTTGGCGGGGCAGGCGCGCCGGGAACAGCCACCGCCAAGGAGCGGTGCTGGGGATGGCCATCCGCCGCCCCCGACGCGAGAACAGTTAGACTGATTCGTGTGAATTCCCGAGGCCTCATGGTTTTGGCCCCACCATGAACGTCGGCGGCAGGGCGAATTTGAAGCGCACGTTGCGCCACATGTGCAGGCAAAACGGGTGGCAATTGACGTAGTCGGACGCGGGCGGGTGGAACTGCACGACGCACTCGTTGGGCTCCCAAAACAGGTTCTTTACGAAGCACATCTCGTCCCACGTCGGGCAGCGAGATTCAGTACTAACGCTGACGTGTTCCCAGCCCACAGCGTCGGGGCGGTCGGCGGTGTTTGCGATAATGCGCAGCGTCCAGCCGCCCGGGCCTGGCACTTCGAATGCACCGTTAAGACCAGCGCTTTCGTCGCTGCCCCATTTGCCGCCGCGGGCCTTGCTGATGCGGCCAAGTTGCAGTGCCAGATCGACTGTTGCGCGCATGTTCAACTCCCCTCGTTAACCGGGCTTAAAAGGTCTGGCGGGCGTGCTGCGGGTGCCATGTCCTCAGCGTCGCTAAAGCGTGTAAAGGCTGGCTCAAACCGCGCGCGCGCCTTGCCAATGCGGTCCATGCGCGCCTTGGTGCTGAAGATCTGCATCCAGCCCTTTTCGCGCTCCATGGCCACGACCCATTCGTTGCGCGCTTTGTTGTCTGATGAGGGTGGCTCCTCGCGCTCGAGATAGTAGGACTCGCTGTGCAAAAACCAGATGGCATCGGCATTCTGCTCGATCGCGCTTGCGCCATACAGATCGCTGTTAATCGGCCGTTTTGAGGGCCTTTTGTTGTAGTCCCGGTTCAAGTGCGCCAGCAGCATGATGGCCGCGTTCATCTCCTTCGCGAGGTCTTTCAGATCGCTGGTGATCTGCTGTATTTGGTCGCGCTCGTCGAGCCTGGGGTTGGCTGGCTTGATGAAGCGCAGATGGTCGATGATGATCAGCGCAAGCTCGTCGTCAATGCGGCGCTGCAAGGCATGCGCGCGTGCTCGCATCTGGGCCACGGAGAGCTTCGGCGTGCTATCGATTCTAACGGCGATATCGTCCATGCCGGCGTGTGCAAGCATCATCTGCTCGATGTCGGCGGCGCTGACCTTTCCGCGGCGCATGAGGCTGGACGGAATATCGGTGGCATCGGCTACCTGGCGCATGCCGAGTTGCCAGTCCGCCATCTCGAGGCTGAAGAACAGAACCTGTTTTTTGGCGCCGGGCGCGTCGTCACGATGGCGTCCGTAATCCTGCCCCCGACCATTGGCGACTGCCGTCATTTGGGCGAAGGCGGACTTGCCCATATTCGGCGCGCCGGCGAGCACGAGCAGATCACTGCGGTAGATGCCGCCAAGCTCGTTGTCGACTGCCAGAAGCCCCGATGTCAGACAAACCTCGGCCGGGCTGGTGCGGGCATGTTCGGCCTTTTGGATGGCTTCATAGCTTAGATCCCGCAAGGTGATGGCGCCGCGGCCGGTATCGTGCTTGCGCCCTAGCTCGTAGAGCCGCTCGCTGGCGGCGTCCGTAATGGCCTCTGCAGCGCCAATATCCGCGTCCGTGGCGGGCGAGCCGGCCAGGGCTACCAAGTCCCGCCCAATCTCCATCAGCTGGCGCCTGGCGCTTAGGGCGCGAAGTGTGGCCGCAAAATCGCGCATGCTGGGAAGTGCCGGCGCAGCTGCGGCCAGACCGACCAGATAATCGCGCCCCCCGACCTCGGCCAAGCCCGGATCCGCCTTCATGGCCGAATGCAGGGTCAAAGGCGTTACGCCCATGCGCCGCTTGATGCGGTCGCCAATCATTTCGAAAATCCGCTGGTGAAGGGGATCGTAAAAGTCGTCGGCGCCGAGCACGCCTTCAAGCCTCCAATAGGCAGCGCCGTCGATTAGAAGCGCGCCAAGCACGGCCTGCTCAAGTTCGACGTTGCAAGGTATGGACTCAGTCGCCATTGGCTTCGAATCGATCGATCTCATTACCCCATGACGCCCAGTTCGGCGCGCGGCTGCGAGCGAAAAGTTCGCAGTAGGGACCGTCGAACATGGTCTCGATTCTGGTGCGCGCTTCGTCTGGCTTGCGGCTGTGTTCGCGGCGTGGCTGGCGGATCGTCCCACCCGGCCACCATTCAATGAAATCGCGCATCGATCGGCTGTTTGTCTCGGTCACATGGCCAAAGAAATCGACAGGCTTACGCAGGCGCGGGGTGCCGCGGGTCAGCAGCAGACATGGCTCGAGGTTCTTGCGTGTGCCGTAGCCGGGACCGAAGGCAAATTTACCGGTCTGGGCGTTGTACTTAATCCACTCCCAAGCGACAGAGGAGTAGATGAGTCCCCAAGCCGAAATAACCGTCGTCCACTGCGGCATCAGAGGCCATGTGAACCAGCAGAAAACGGCGCAATCCTTGGCCATAAGCAGCGCCAGCGGCAGCTTGGCGATGTCCTCGATCGGCATGCAGGGATAGTGGTTTATGGCGTTCTTTTCTTCGCCGGACTCGCTGAAATTTGCGTATAGCCACGGCGGGTCGATATGCAGCACGCGGAAGCCGCTCGATGGCCGTAAGCGCGTCCATTCGTGAGACACCCTTTCGAGATCCAGCCTAATAATTCTCTGGCTCATTTTGCGGCTCCGAATTTGATAGCCCAACGCTCGCGATCGAGCGCCACCTTCTCCTTGCGCCGCAGCGATTTCTCGCGCTTCGCTTGCTCGCTGAGGGTCAGTTGCTCTGTCTCGAGGCTGTCCTGCAGGACCAGCGTGCATGGATCGAACAGCGCCAGGCAGAGGCGATTATGCACTACTTGACTAATTGGGACCATTAGCCTACACTCCTCTCAGAGATTGAGTAGGAATTGCAAAATGTCCAATAAAAACAAGCGCATACATCAAATGACCATTTCCGAGTGGGAAAA